AAGAGCTACTCTCATCGAGTAGCCCCCTAGTCAGTGAAAACGCTCTCTATCGAGTAATGAGAGGCGTTCCTACTTGTTCTGCCCACATTTGTCTAAGCGTGCTCGCCGAGGGCAGAGCGGCAGCCGCTGACTTGTTCAACTTGGCTTTCTTAGCTCCTGCCACCTGAGGTACAAGGGCCAAAAAAGTATTGAGCGTAGATACAATCAATTGCACTGCCGCAGTAACTCGATTCAGCAGGAATTGATCCTTGATCTGCGCTGCCGCCAAAAGCTGATTCAGATTTTCCACCAGAGCCGCACCAGCAGCTTGAATCTGCGCAATTGTAGTTGTCGCATTCTTACTGGTATAGCTTTGATAGGCATTCTGAATCGCCTGAAGACCCTGAGTAGCAACATCCCCGAGATGTTGAATGGCAGCAACTTCAGACGGACTCGGGGTCTGCACCGTCTTTGTAAGCGCGATCAGAGAGGCAATACTTTCTGCCATGCTGATGATCACGGGCAAATCTTGCTCAGCTATTGAAATCCACTGAGGCTTGAACCAACAGGCGCTGAGTGTAGTGGTTGCTACAAGAATCAAGGCAATCGCACAAGTGCGAAGCTTTTGATCCACTCGAAATGCAAAAGGCATCTTCAAAACTTCATTCATTAGCATTCTCCTTAGTAACCAGAACAGAATTGAAAGTGCATTGGGTCCTTGCGATCCTGGTCAACAAAGTCACCGCCCCACGTGAAGCCGGCGCTTTTGAAGATCGAAATAACGCGAGGGTCCATGTCACCTACAGTGCCCATCTTATTTGTTTCTGGGTTCAAGTCAATAGCTATTCCCCAGCTGTGTACTGAAAGACGATGTGACGCTCTCTCCGGTCGGTACATAAAACATCCACCGAATAGACTCGCAAGAGAGCTGAGACCTTGCCGAAGAATTTGGCTGAACACATCTGAAAAGATAGGCATCATCAGTTTGTGACAGCGCATGTGAGTAACCTGTTTAGTTTTATCCCAAGCTAGGGTCATGGGATAGGGGAGTTGAATTAAACTGATGATACTCTCTTCCCAGTCAGGAGAAAGAGTACCGTCGGGTTGAATGTAATGAGCAATGTTACCGAATGTTGCATTGATCTCAGCTAAACCATTCGGAGGTCTCATGATCTGTCCCTCAATCGCCTTTCTTCAAGCATCTCAAGACGACGATTAACGCCCCGTGTAATTTCCTCCATGGTACGCATAAATCCTTTAGCGGATTCTTCGAGGAGACTTGTTTGGCGCGAGAGCAGATTGACTTGTTCATCACGTTTCTTATTCACTTCTAACTGGTATTCTTGAAACTCCATAAGAGTGTCCAGTCTCCTTTGATTCTCAGCGTGCATAATCGCCTGAGACTTGATCATTTCTTCTCTCTTGGTATCTTCCTCCTTTCTAATCTGTAAATTCTCTCGCCGCTCTTTTCTCTTATCGAGACGGTAGGCCAGATAGGTTAGCGCGAGAGTGACCACCGCCATCCAGTCACCCAAATGGATTCTATATGCTTCATTAGTCTCTGCGAACACGAGGGCAATTCCCTCCCCTAAAAAGAAATGGGCTTACTGAGTAGGCGGCGGTACTGGTGGTGCTGGTACTGGTGGATCAGGCTGAGTGACGTTTGCACGCATCCAGCCTTTTACTGTCCCCCAAACTGCTCCTACGAGACCCGAGACAAACGCTGACCAGGCATCGTGTGTTACGGGGATACCACCCTGGTAAGTGGTAAAAAATCCCACAACAGCAAATTCCACCGCTATGACAAAAGAATGGAATTTACCGTTGAGTCGATATAGCGCAATGAGTTTTCGAAATTGCTGAACCAACCAATCTTTCACTGGCACCCTCCTATCTGGGCAATCCCGCTCAGAGTATTCGTACTACCTGAGATCGGAGCACCGAGAGTGAAAGACATCTGGCAACTCGTTTTCGCCGGTAATTGCGATGGCGTGATCGGGCCGCTGAGTTGATTCACAGGAGGCACTTGAGAAGGCGTAGCTGTGCCCGTGATCTGTGAGAAGCTAATACTGCTTGTGCTTGTGGGAGAGCTAACTTTTACAAATGGCGCTCCCTGATAGCTGAAAGCTACCCCATCGGTAGCTACGCAAATTACGCTGTCAGTGTTATGCACTGTACAGCTGGCTAAAAGCTGTTGAGTCTCAGTTCCGCTCCACGGCTGAGTGGTTGTCTGAGCCATTAGTAGAACAGCAATGGCAGCAACAGCAAGTCCACCAAAGAATTTTTTCATTGTCTGACTCCTGAGATTTTGTTAACGAGCGTTGGGATATCCGGCCCTAGGTCTTTCCCATCTGAGCCGGCATTGTGTAAAGGACTAGACGTGAGAAGGATGTAGTTACTGGGATTAAAACCGCTATCTCCAGTCCCATAGTTAGTGAAACCGGGCCCGGCGGTATTAGAGTAAAAGAAGTTATTCAACCCAGAGCCATTGGTTGGCCAATTAGCTCCGAGAGTACCGGTTGCCCAGTTGAAGACAGCATTGTGATCGACTGTCCAAGTGGTTACACAGGCTTGCAGAATTTGGTAAGCTTTGTTGGCATTATCAAAGGGCGTATCGCAACCACCCGTATTACCGATATCCATCCAGCCAAAGCTTGCATAGGACCAGATGTTATTTTGAAGAGTGAAATTCTGCATCTGAGAATTTGTGCTAGGTCCGCCAAAAATGGTAAGCCCACGGATACCCTTCACAAAGAGGTTATGTGAGATATTGAGATTCTTTATCGTGTTCAAACCCTGATTAGTGGCATCGTTGGTTGCTAGAATCTCCATCTCATCGCCAGCGCTCTGCGCTGTGAGATTCCCGAGATTGAGATCATCGCCAATGAGATTATCATGGATTGATACATCCCATGCTCCCTGACTCTGACAAGTACTGCATCCAGCACCCATGAACGCATACACGGCGATACCGTATGCTACGTTGTATGAGTAGTTGTAACGATAGGTAAAGTCTCTCACAGTACAAGTCGGGCAAGTCGCCACTATGGGACTCCCACCCGATTGCTGATTGATAGGAGCTACTGAGAAAGTGTAGCCAACTTGAGAGCTATACCATGTATTCTCGACAACATTACTCTCGAATAAGGCACGAACTCCCGTTTTCATCTCAAAGCCATTTTTTCCGACGGGCCAACCTGTCCCAGCTACTACTGTCGTATTGCCATTCCAACTCTGCGGCTTGAAGAAGTAATTACGACGTATCTCCAGATCACTGGGAGCGTCGGTATTACAGGTTACGAGAATGGTGCAGCCTGAAGGAGTGAGAGCAGGGCCTCCCGAGCCTCCCAAAAGCATTCCTTCTCCAGATGCTTCGCAATGATTGTTTAGGAGCTTATAGACACCCCACCCTGAGTTGGCAATTGAACCAGAACCCCCTCCGACACACTGGGCATCAGTATTACCGTTGGCAGAGGTAGAGCCGTTGTCATAGAAATCCGAAAAGTAGTTATTGATTATCGCAATGTGATTCGACTGAGCCAGCCAAATTGCTCTTGTCGTGCTGGTGTCTGTCGAAACAGTCTGTGGGAAATTACCATCTTGATTAACCCCATGAAACCAATCTCGGTCCCAGATGATGTTATTGGTCTGAGTCCCGCTCGAAGTTAGATCAACTAGATTGTAGATGGGAACACCCGCGGTCGTGACTCTTGTGATCTCCGCTCCCATAATGCGATAGTGATCACCACTGTTCGATTTGAACCCGTTAGAAGCAGTAGTGGTAACGATTTTGAATGTCAGCACTTGAGGTGAGGGACAAGGGTATGCTGGGCGATTCGGAATCGAGGCAACTCCCGACCAACAGGGAGTCATGCGTACGCCTTCTCCCGGGAAATTGATATTACTCATCCCAGTAGAGATAATCCAAATCCAGTGTGCGTTATCACAGCCTTTTGCTGGCAAATTCACAGTACCCGTAATAACTGAGCCGGCAAGAACTTCAACAGTGTCACCGCAGGCAGCCGCATTGATATCGGCTTGTAGCGTAGCTAAAGTTGAATCTGGGCCTCTTACAATCCCGGGCGCAGGTGTATTTGAAAGCGCTGTGTTCATGCAAGCGGTAGGTAAGTTAGCAGGGCCGTCAGTAGTGGGCCCTATCCAAGTCCCATTTGGATTGCAATAGATGCTGTCATCTCCACTTACAGCACTCACCGTTATACTGTAAGCTTGTACGGCAACGTTTGAACTGGCATCGGTGACTTGCACCGTAAAGTTGTATGTTCCCGCCGTTGTAGTAGTTCCAGAGAGCGTACCAGTAGTGCCTGCTGTAGGAGTAGTTAGCGATAGTCCTGGAGGTAGTGGACCGCTCCCGACTTGTAGTCCCCATGTCAGCGGAGCTGTACAGTTCAACGTGTTAATGCTCTGTGAGTACGGGGAACCTACTGTGTTGCCCGGAAGTGAGAGAGTACTGATAGAACATGTCGCCCCCGAGTTAATGGTAATTGAGAGCGGCTGAGAAGCAGAATTACCGTTGTTATCGACCACATGGACTGTAAATGAATAAGTCCCTGCCACCGTAGGGGTACCGGCAATTGTACCTGTTGAAGCCCCGATGGGACCAGTCCCAGTTGGGAGTGAACCTGAGCTAATGCTAAAAGTCAAAGGCGCAACACAATTGGAAGTCAATACGGTTTGTGAGTACGCAGTCCCCGTAGTGCCATTGGGCAGACTAGTTGTAGAGATCGAACAAGCTGGTTGAATCACAACTGTATAAGGCTGTTGTGCAATCTTGCCATTACTGTCGGTGACTTGCACAGTAAAAACATAAGTCCCAGCTGCTCCGAGAGGTGAGGCTGAGATCGTCCCGACTGTTCCGGCAGTTGGAGTCGTAAGTGATCCACCTGCGATAATCGCCCCAGACGATATACTCCAAGTTAAAGGCGCAACACAGTTGGTCGTACTGATTGACTGAGAATAACTCGCCCCCGAAACTCCGCTAGGGAGAGACGCCGTAGTGATTGTGCAATTTGGCTGATTGTTGCCCCAGACTAACCCACTCCCGGTAGCAGCGACACCGCTCCCGCTCACAACCTGAGCTGAGAGACTTGCGCAACACATCAGCAAGGTCATCAGAATTTTTGTAAGTCTCATAACTCTCCTTAGGGTTTCGGGTGATTCAAAAAAAACTTGTAGAAGATACCTATCGGGTCATAACCTGACGCGCTCGCTGGTCCTATACCTGAATCCATAAACCCATTACACGGATCAGTAAAATCACAAGTGGAGTTGCGTAGATCGAGAGCTATCTTCGAGCTTAGATTGGGATTATTGCAACCGAGTGTGTCATTGCCGTTCCAGTCGAATGAACACCAGGGCGAACCCGTTGCATTGCCTTTGAAGCGATAGGCATAGACCTCAGTACCGAGTAGTCCTCCTGTATCTTTTCTAACTTGTAAGTTCGAAGGTAGCCCATTGTGAGAACCATCGAATAAGCCGCTACAAAAACTCGTTCCGACATTGTTCGGTAAATATGTGTGACTCGTAATCTGATCGGTGAAGTCCCAGTAATTCATGGTCGTATCAATCGTATCGGGATGATAGGTAGTCCCGCTACTCACCGTGAAATTCGTACCGCACATGTCTTGAACGCCGCCGCTTGCAGCGCTTGTAATTCCTGGCTCGATGATTACGGAGATCGGCTGAATTGGCGGAGGCAGCGTAGAACCAATGTGTTGCTGGGCTGTAGTTGCTACCGTATAGGTTGCTGTAGAGGGGTTATAATCCATACCAAACATTTGAGAGTCATTGTAAGTAGCAACGGCAGCTACGAGATCAGCTTCCTGAGAAGCGAATTGGAATCCCATCGGAGAGATGAATGACCCCGACGGCCACTCAGTCGCTATATAGACTTTCTTGGGATTAAGTTGAAGGTCTCTTACGGTAAGCAATAGAACTTGTCGAACAAAATCTGGGTCATTCGGCTCTGTGCCTGCTAACCAACTGAAGGAACTTGTGGTGATGCCAATGAAGTCCCATTTCTCAGTGGTATTAGCTGTATTAAACATTCCCTCTGGGCATACGACTACGGGAGCAGGTGACGGTACGGTGTGGATATAGGGTGCCCAGCCTCCGACTTCACCTTGAGGCGGACCACACGGTTGTCCCGTTTGAGTCGGAGTAACTCCGTGACCTCCACCGCCGAAAACGATGATCAGTCCACTTTGTCCAGCTACGTAATTCGTAGGGATCACAGTGAGCCAATGACGAGTTACTATGGCTGAAACCTCTTGGTGACTCATGTTGCACGAGTTGAATGTGCCAACACCTCGATTGGGATAGCCATTAGCGCAGTCGTTTGTAGCTGCTGGGATTGTCCCGGAGACTGTAATAGGGACATCTTTAGTCTGACCTGACAGAGTGGCACGAATCACAGCTGATCCATTTGAATTCGGGGCTGTATAGACACCATTGCTAGTCACTGACCCAATGCCAGAGATAAGTGACCACGTACAAGTATTGCTCACGCTATTTGTGCAAGAGAACGGGACAGAGGCAGTCTGTTCAACGGTGGCGGAAGACGGGAAGGTTTGAATAGAGTTAGTGGGAGTGGGCCATACTGTAGAACCTGTAAAACTCCCAGATAACTGCACTTGCGCAGAGCAAGTCAGACAGCACAGAAATGCAATGATTATCAGGAAATTACGCATAATCCGTCTCCATTTAATAGACGACTGGGAATCCTGTTGTTGCGGGTGGAGTTGAACTAGAGGCTGCTGTGATCCATCCTACCTCTTTCGCTGCTCCCGTTGCGTTCCAAGTGATTGTCCAGCCATCTGGGTTGAAACTCGTGAATGACGCCGCGGGATTATTCGTACCATCTCTATCCAAAAGTACTTGTGCTACTGAGCTGGAAGACTTGGCAACAGTACTGATGGCACTCACCTCTGTTGAATTCGCAAAGACTTGATTGGTCCCATCAGTTGCACCAATAGATTCCACTTCATCGCTTGTAGTGCTAGCGAAGGCCGTTGTGGAATTTGTTGAAAGCATGAGAAAAGAAGGTTGAAATGCTTCACCAGTTACAGTCTGTGTCGTCGCTGTTGTAGGTTTGGCTCCTGTACCTACGTCCCATTGTCCTCCCTGAATGTCTAAAAATCCGAACTGCCACGCCGTTGCTGAAGCTTTAGTTTCATTGTAGTCAAAACCTGTAGCAGTAAATCCATTGAAGTCAGCAGCTACGATCTGTGTGCCATCTGTGAAGATCAACTGAACGACTTTTGTGTTTTCACTTCTCGAAACGGCATGTAGATTTGCTGTGGTATTTTGATTATCCGTAGTCATTCCCGTAAGAGAGAATCTTTTTGTAGTACTTACGGCTGCTCCGAAACAGAATCCAGCACTAGTACCTGTTGTCGGGCTTGGTACTAAACTTCCCATCGTAAACAACATATTCCCTTGAAACCCAGCGGATGTTACGCTATGAACTCCCGTTGAACTGGTCGTATTGAATGTTCCAACAAAAGTGTTTGTAACGTCTGAGCCGCCGATAGCAATGAAATTGATTAGCCAAGCTGCCGATGGGGTGGCATTGAATGTAGCAACAAAGTTATTGGAGTTGTAGACTATTCCCGTAATTTGCCCGCCTGTTGCGGTTGTCGGTGTGCCGTTTGTAAAGATTCTCAGAGCGACAGCCGTAAAGGCCATTCCAGCATTCGAAGTAGCTACAGCATCGTCACTAGCCCAAGAATACGATTCCATGTGGCCGGCGCTATCTACAAAGCCCATTGAGAAAATAGCTGGCCCAGATTCAGTCCCTGAAGTCTTCCCAGCTGTCCACAGTATTAGAGCCTTCGGCTGAAAGCTGGTCGACACAGTTGTAGTTGCCCCTACAGTAGACGCTGTGAACTGGCCCACTTGAGTAAGCAGTGAACCCCAAGCTAGTTGGGGCAGTAAGAGTATTAACCACAATAGCTTTTTCATGTTATTCCGCCTGTACTGTCAGGAGTCGTGGGATTGTAATCACAGCCTTTTTAGCATTGATCGCAGATGCCGCCGTCCCTGAGAGAGCGACTTTGATCATCACAGGACTCCCAGGAATGCAGTTATTCAAGCTGGTCATTGCTGTGAATTGACCACTTTTAGCCCAATTGACATTGGCACTTGCCATCGTCTGAGAAGCAAAAGCGCTCTCGGCGATGAATGCCGGGTCATCTGTAACTGAGCCATCTTGCTTACTGCAAGCGCTTGATACAGTCCAAATTACTGTACCCGTGGTGTTTGCACCACTCGCATAGAAGATAGAGATAAACGGCTGCTGTGTCGTATCCCAATCAGCCGGCAATTCAAATACAAATTGAAGAGCTGCTCCTGTGCTGGGAATTGCTTGAAGAGCCGCTCCTATGTTGTTTGTGCCAGCTCGTAGCGTGGGTGTCCATTGCCCAGATGCATAAGTTACTCCTGAGACAGCTGTTCCTCCAGGAGCTGCTGCGAAGGGGACAATCTTAGCATCTGGAAAGCTGATGTAAGTGCAGCTCTTCGAAGTTCCCGAAGATATGCAGGTTTGTTTAGCGGCACTGGCAGCCGCAGAAGCCGTAACAAGATTAGCAGAAGCTACCCCAGAATCTGTGAGGCTATTAGGTCCCGTAGCTTTCGGGAGATTACCATTTACCATCGTTCCATCTGACGCCGCAAGAGGTACAGAGGACCCGTTGTTCAAACACATCTTGAACCAGTGACTAACCGAGTCAGCCCAGAGAACGTCAATGCCTAAAGCACAAGCAATACTTGAACTTGAAGCTTCTGTACCTGAGAAAGCATTCCCAGTCCCAGAAAAGCTTGAGGCAGTCATACCCCCGGAAATATTTATACTACTAGGAAGTCTCGAATTGTTGAGTGTACCGCTGCTAATGTTCGTGGCGTTGGTCGTGTCGGTTGTAGCTGAGGGAGCAAAGCTTGTCCCGTTAGTCTTTGTGCAAGTTACTACTCCAGTAGCGAAATTTATAGTACAGTCGCCTGAAGCTGTCCAACCACCCAATGCCCCAGAGTTATTATACTGACCTTGCCCTGTTAGACCACCTGCTGAAGCAGAACCGGCAGGAAATGTCCCCCAGGAGCTTCCTCCCCAGCGACAGAATACGAGTGTTGAGCCTCCTCCAACAGTACAGTCAGTACTCCCAGCGCCGTCAGTTACCACAGCGGGAGTGCCGAGTGGTTGACCGGCTGGAAGCTTCGCTACTGTCGAAATAATAACCCCGCCCGTTGGTAGGTTCTGTGGAGTTGCTTTTGCATAGTGACCCGCAATACAGGTGTAGAGAAATCCCTGATAGGAGGCGAAGGTCGTAGTGCAAACTTGCCCCGTAGGGTCAGTAGCCCAGTAGGTGATATCTCCTTGACCATGAGCGAAGGAGGTAGCGAAGAGCAGACAGAAAAAAAGCAATGTCTTTTTCATTGATTTCCCCTTATTGACTCAAAACAGGTGTAACTTCGAGAAAGGTTGTCGGAGCTGGGTTAAGTCCCAATAGACCGTTCTGTCTTGTAACAGTGGCATTGGCATTACACATCGCGTATAGAGTGAAGTTGACAACACTCCCGGCCGCATACGTGTGAGATGATATCTCAGAAGCAGCATTACCGACGTAGCCCAAGCCATTGGCATCTTGACCGCAAAAAGCGAAAGGTAGATTGTTGAGAGTATCTACTACCATCGTAGCAAGCACATTCGGCCCGATGGTTGCCCACAGACCATAGCGTATGTCCGCCCGATAGACGCCGGCAGCACTCGGGAATGTCACAGCCAGATTGATGATAGCTGCCTGAATGTTTGCCGTTAATCCTACGGGAGCCGGGAGAATCGAACGCTGAGGAACAGGTAGATTAAAAGGCTGAAGCGAACTTTGCACAAAGGCTGTAGTAGCCAGTTTAGTTGTATTATCGCCCACTGTGGGAGTCGGCGCAGTAGGCGTTCCCGTGAAATTGGGAGAAGCGAGCAAGGCAAATGGAGTCATGTCTACCTGAGTCATGATATTTGCCAAGACCGCTTCGAGATTGGCTAGTGCCGAGGCTGGAGTAGCGCTCCCGTCATTCGGAGAATATCCCTTGTTAGCCATCATATTGGCCATGGCTGCAATCCAGATACTCCACTGATAAAAAGCCTTGTTAGCAAGAGCACTTGCGAATATGGCATTCGCTGGAGCACCGCCAGAGCGAACACTGTCCCCTGAATATGCAGTATCCGTTTCCTGATTGAGAGCGTTTGGGTTCCACTGTAGAAAGTTTGTTGCGCCGGGCATTGTGTCTCCTTAAGCGAAATGTCCAATATCAAATCCAGCAATGAACGCATTGTTTTGATCGAAACCGAATGCTGGAAGCGTAGTACTGAAGACGTAGTTATACAGCACAGCCTCAGGCCGTGGAATGATATAACCATTCACAATCAAATCCTCGATAATACTGCTGAATGATCCCGTCAAGAAAATGGTGGCGGTCATATTCTGATTATCTTGGAGTGCAATCGTTCCCCCCGGAAAGAGCTGTGACCATAGCGAGTAGAGACTGGGAATCTGACCATTCCATTGGTTTTGCGCGATCTTGGCCCTCAGCAGAATACGATAGGTCACGTCATCAAGAGTTGGACTGACCCCGGCTGACGGTTGAAAACCTACTGTTCGACTCGCTCCCACAAGTAATCCGAGTACATCTAATTGAGCCCCTACAGCGATATCGAGATCAAAAGAGGAATCTACAGAGCAAAGACACTGAAAAGCATCAGCAAAGATTTGCAGTGTAGATCGTAGCCAGAGAAGGAATTGATTCGTATTCTGATACTCACTGGTAATCAGAGAAACGTAGTAATCGACTGGGCCATTACCCCCCGTGCCGACACCATAACCCCCTTCGCCGTAGCCACCTACGCCGTAACCTCCACCCTGATTAAAAGTATTACAAGGGAACGATGACATTTTTTTATCTCGTAACCTTCCAGTTGATAGTAGCAGCTGCTGGAGTTACTGATCCGGCAGTGGGATTGCAAACGAGAAAGTTTACATTCCCTGCGGTTACATAAGCGAGAACATGAAGACTACCTGTATACCCCGTTCCGGGCGCAGCATTAAAAGCCCAGTCAATTACATCTGTTGAGAGGACTCCTGTTGCTGAGGCGGTTACAACTGTTGCGCAAGAGGTTGAGGGGATAACAGTTGTGCCAAGAGCCGCTGTCCCATTAGCTATTTTGAAGGAAGCAAAATTGTTCACAAAAGCGGTGGTAGCGATCTTGGTCGAGTTGTCACTCGTTGATTGTGTCGTTCCTACGGTATTCGAAGGAAGAGCAACAGCGGTTGAACCACTGACATCGCCAACACAGAGACCAGAAGTGTTCGAAGCCCCTCGAATCTGAAATGAGCCATTCGCAAATGTCAATCCGCCACAAGATTGTGAGTTGTCATAGATGCGAGCAATGGCCCCATTAGTACCTGCTTGAAGTATGCTAAGTGCCCAGCGGATGCCGGCATAACCGACGAATGTATGACCTGTGAATGTGACGCTGGAATCTGTAGAGTTGTTGATGATGAATTGGGAGGTATCGAGAGAGTGAATCCCAGAAGAGGTCCAAGTATTGGCATCGGGAGCTGTAAATGTGGCTGTCGACCCCAAAGTCAGCGTATGAGTTGAAAAGTTCCAAGTGAAGTTCGAATCACCTGCCATTATTCCATTGTTATTGGCGATGACCTGGGTGTTTACGCTCGAAGTCAAACAGGTTGCACCCGCTGAGGTTAGACAAGTAAAAAGCCCCGAGCCGGAATCTCCATACACTCGGATACTCCCTGCTGATGGGTTCCCGGGACTTGTACCGACCGGGAAGTCAAGCTTTGCAGTGCCTATGCCACTAGTTGTAAATGACACGCAAACTAGATGCCCGCTCCCATCGGTAGTACAGAGATCGGGCGAGAGCACTGTTCCATTAGAGGCATAGTAACCCAGCTGACCTGTATTTCCCGTGTTATTACCTGACGGTGAGCAACTTGCTCCTGTTGATGTAATCCCTGACCACTGAGTGGTAGCGAGATTAAAGAAGACTCGACAGAATCCGCTTGCTGGATTTGCTGGGGCAGAGACAGCTGCAAAGTCTAAATAGTTCTGAAACATCCCGTGAGACACATTCCACGCGGGAACAACAGCACTTCCCCCGAAATAGTTATCGAGAGTCGTGAAGTTGGCATTCATATAAGTGTCCCAATTCGTCGTACCGTGATAGGGCGTATATAGCCCGATGTTCGGAGTAGTCGGGACTGTCTGGGCGCTCACCAGAGAAGCGCAAAGTAAAGCGATGAAGATCAGAAGTTTTTTCATGGTTTCCTCTTAGACAGAATTCACAGTAACGGTGTTCGCTTGCGCAACTTGATAAAAGTTCATGACCAAGTCAACGGAAGCAGTTGGATTAGGAGCAGTCCCGAGAAAGAGTCCTTCAATAAGCACAATTGGATTGGTGAGATCAGGGTTGACATTCATGGCAATTGCCATAAGCCCGCTAAAGCTCACAGTCTCACCGATCTGGAGATCGTTCAGGTAGTTAGTGATAGCCGTCTGAATCGCTGTGATCGTTGCAGTTGTGCCTCCTGTGAGCAGATGAGCATTGATCGTAACGTATATTTGTTGATACGTGGGACGCGAGAATCCAACAGGGGTAACAATGCCTGTATTCGGATCGACGATATTAACTGTCGTAGCTCCAGACGTGCTGGTCGGATTCATGAATGGGCCAATCCCACGATTATCATAAATCGCCTGAGCTACTGCGGCATCTGTTCCTCCCTCAACTACAGCAGTCACCGAGTGAGGGGGATTACCGAAAGCATCTACAGCTCCAGTTGCATTTTCGAGTACTTTATAGCGAGTAACGCCGGCGGTCGCTGCAATCGCAGCAATGGTCCCGGAAAGCAGTGTTTGAGAAGGCAGCTCAACACTCAAAGCTTGTCTCTCTCTCAATTGAGCGTCCGTTTCGATAGGTTGACCGACTACAGCAGGATTGGGATTCGTCACAGAGGTCCAGCCAGCCACTGGGGTAGCAATAGCGTTGACTTGACCCGCTAGGGCATTGATTGCTCCCGCTGTCTCACAAGTAGCCGTGACTGTGACTGATCCCCCTGCCCCTATCGTAACAATAGCGGGCAAGTCCCATTTATTACCGTTGACATCGGTTGCTACTCCATTATTTATCACTGCTCCAGGTGTACCCGTGACTAAGAGCGAGACAATAGAGTTGGTTGCAAGCTTCCTAACCAAACCATTGATCTTCACAAGAGAGTCAAGAGCCGCTCCGATAGCAAAATTCGGAGCACGGTTTGTAACAGCCAGCTGAATGCCTTTCATGACATCGCTAGCCATGAGAGATAGTACCGATATCCATTGAAAGTCAGCCGAGTCATTCCCAAGATAGACGGTTTGACCGTAGATAGACTTATACTGCTCGGTCAGATTATCGAGGATATCCGCGTAGCTTGGGATCGACAGACCAGCAGCCGTAATTTGCGGAGGTACGTATGTCATTGAGGTAGCGCTCGATTCGGAGGAGTTGGTGCGTTAGTAACAGTGACAGCCCCGAACTGCGTTTGAACTGTCGCGGAGAATGTATAAGATCGATTTGACGGGCTATAAACAGCGTTTACACTGGTGAGACCTGTGACATAGGGAGTACCCAGTATCCGAGCTTGGATTAGTAGGTTGATATTCTGGGCGTTATTCGCTCCTCCCGCGTATCCTGCAATTGATTGCCAGAATGGTAGACCGTCATTGGTATCAGCCCACCACTCCCCTTGAAGCAGTTGAAGCCTCTGCTTAATGATCTGGGCTACCGCATCGATATCACTGATGAAGTTGTCTTGACCATTTCCTTGAAAAGGTTCCCAAGTGACAGGGTCGAGTTTTCTTACTGTGATCGTAGGCATCTATTTAACCGGGCCAGTGACCCCGCCTCCTGTTTGAACGCCGGTGTGCTGATGAGTCAAAAAATCTTTCCCTTCGATGGTCGTATGACCATTTCCGCTGACACTGACATCCTGACTGGCACTCACGACAACAGTATTCCCTTGAACATTTACCTGATTCGCTGTGACATTCACTTTCCCGCTCGGGTCAAGTTCGATGATCGTTTGCCCGTCATCAGAGCGAAGCTGCGTAGTGCTCGGAGAATAGTTTAATAGAGTACGAGTCTGAGACCACGGACCAGGAATACAGAAGCCGTCTGATAGGTCATGACGCCGTTTATCGAGTTGATTCTGTATGCCACCTGACTGCCACCATCCATCGATACACATGTCCCCAAAAACTATGAGACACTCATCACCCTGCTGAAGTGGCATTGTAAGAGTACATTTTCCGCCTCTCGGAAATACCACGGGCACATCCACAAGAGGGGCAATAGCAATAGGCGTTCTCACGAGATTCTGTAAGATATTTTCCCTGATCGCTAATTGTACCGTCACTGTCTGCTTTACAGGATCAAAACTCTGAATGATTCCTGGGCATGAAACGCGTAACCCGCAGAGCATTTGCCACTCGAAGAATTCAAAGAGATCATTAAATTTAGAGAATCGAGTGGGTATATCAACGAAGCTAGGGAAGGGTAAAGGTAGCTGAGGAGTACTCACATTCTACCTCCGCTGATGTCTGTACCGATAGCTTGAATCAAAGCGGCTTTTCCGTTGAGACTTGTAATCCCAATAACTTCCGTATACCAATCAGGGCCACGAGTGTCACCGATATAGCGTACAGCTTGAACGATATATTGCCCGTCCTGATCGAGTAGCCCAGGCAAAACACCGATCTCTTTCTTCTGCTGACGGATTATGGTGTTATCAATCTTCACTTGCATAAGCGGTTTTTTTGCTTGTATACGAGGATCAAGCAGTACTCGAAAATCTGCGCCGTATTGAGTTTGTACAGGCGTACCAACTAATCCCGTCTGAGGCGTATAGACTATTACGTCATCCTTCGAAACATCGAGATCGTTGCTGAGATCAGTAAGCTTGAACCCTTTCGAATCTAACCATCCTTGCATGTTGTTGTCAGAAGCAATCCAGTTGAAATATCTTTTAGGATTACCGAAGACCGTTTTCCCTCTCGGCAGAGGTGCAGCTTTTACAGTGGAAGAGATCGCACCATTTTGAACAGTAATCGGTCGAAAACAGTCCTTAGCCATGCGGGTAATAAGAGCTTGCTGTGAAACCGCTGCGTAAGTATTGTTAATAAAATTTCGAGTCAATTCGTCTAGCCCGATGACACAATGCAGTGTGATCTTAAAGTCCACTACATTCTCTCTGTCCCACATAGGCTGCATTACAAAGCCATCCCAGATGACTCCGTAGTTACCATTCTGATATCCGGCCGAGAGAACAACCTCCATGCCTTGTTTGATTCCGCTTGGTCCTTGAGTGTTATTCCCGATAAGTTGTAGAGTCTTCTTCTCATCGAGGTTATAAATGGTAATGTCAGCATACCAAAAGTTCTGCCATGCCGGAGTATATACGTCAAACGTTATGCGCAGAGCTTCAGGTTCAAAGCTGCTATCCGTCACAGTAAGTACGTCCTGATTACCGGCAGCATCAGGCGGAAACTTAATAAGCAGCTGATATTTTCTCCCAAAGAGAGGAAGCTGCTTCAGCGTTGTTGTAGGAGTTAGACCCACCAGCTTTGACCTGCTCCGCAAGGAAATACAGGAACGGTAGCTCCTGAGACTTGTATGTTATCGATGGTCTCCTGCTGCAATTGAAAAGCTCCGCTGATCTTACGGTAGTAACGCCACGCAACTCGACCGAATCCCTGTACATAGTAGGTAGATTCTTTGTCAATGAATGTTGCTCCTGTAATGTTCCCGCCGTAGTAATAATCATTCTGAATCGTGGGAACACCATTGACGTTATCGATGACTCCGCCACCTGCTCCAGAATCAATACTGCCGGCCCAGGTCATATTAAAGGGACCAGATGTAACGGTTTGAATATCTCCCAGATCAAGAAGAGTCGAGGAGACCTCACAGTCTGTAGTTCTTACGTACTTGTTGGGAGCTGGATTGTTGATAACAATAACAGAGCCAGGTACAAAAAAACGAGGCATGAACTGCACAGGAGTAAGAAATCGCTTGTAAGCTCTCGAATAACCCCAACATCCGCCGGGAGAACCGGCTGCTACACAAGCAGGCTGATCGACTGGATCGCCATCCTCAGTAATCCAATGAAAGAAGTTATTGAGATCATACTTCTCAATGTCCCACGGGTTCCCTGCTACGTTCTTAATCCAGATGAACACTCCGGGTGGAAATCCCACGGGATAAGTCGGGTCGGTGTCCAAGATGTGATAGGAATTTGTATTTGTTCCCGTCATGTGCTTGGATGAGCGATTAGCTAGGCTCATGATCGCCCAATTCAGCAGGTCAATAGGCGGAGTAGCGCCTCCTCCCGAAGGTGGAACTGTAACGGCAACTTCAACCAGAACCGTATTGCCCACCTCTGTGGGAGTATCTCCCCAGAGCAGGAGAAAATCTTTTCCGAGATTCAGATTGTTGGGACGATCACTCATTAGCTCACCCTACTGGCATTAAACACGGTAGCACTCCCTATCTTGAGATAGGCAAACTGAGCGAGTAAATTTTGAGACTTACCAACTCCCGTAACAAATGGTACGGAGTCGAGTAAGAGATTGCCATTTTGATCATAGATAGTTGCTACCCAGTACTGTGCGATCTCGTTATAACGTAGCGCCACCTGTAGTGGTATGGACTTACCGTCTACGCTCACAGAGATATTCCAGAACTGGTTAGGTGAATTATCGAGCGGGACAGTTTGAGCTGTGCCCGATACTAGCCCAGAAGGTGCCACATAATGATCTCCTCCCGGCGGAGATGGTACGTTTGAACTCAGCGTGATAGGGATATGGGCTGAATTTATGATGGCGATATCAAACCACTCAAATGCTGTGGGAATGCCTCCTGGAGTCATCGCCCAAAGAGTCATATCGATAATAGAGGTCTTGTGTGGGTTGCTATTAGTGTCATCCAAGTTATGAAAACGCCCAACACTTGGGTCTGTATGAGTAGGCCCAAGTAGGACAGTAGAAAACCCAGTAGAGAGATCATTTTTTAATAGCGCAAATCCCGCTATCTCAAACCAGGTTGCTCCGCCATTCAGCCTACTCGTGTTGGGAGTACAAACTCTAAAACCAAAGAGACCCGGCACCATTGAAGAATAGCCAATTTTGGTGGCGTTAGAAGTTACAATTGTCGGCGTTCCTGTGATATCCATGCTCACAGAACCCGCATTGTAACTTTGACTGACAATCAAATGACCAGTTATGGGGTCATAAGTAAGAGCGTCAATCTCGCTGGCATCTCCGAAAGGTAGAGCAGGCATCGCATACAGTGTTTGTGTTCCTAGAGGAACAGCTATCTTTAAGAGCTGTGCATTTGCGGGAACCAGATGGTTAGTGACTCGCCACAAATTACCAGACCCGTCAAAAGCGCAAGGAGTGCTGAGAATAACGGAACTCCCAGAATCGTACGTGATATGAATAACAACGCTCATGTCAGAGGTTCGAACCACAAACGTCTCAAAAATTTTGTCACTGACATTGTTGTTATTGCACCCAGCCCACGCCACGTAGTCAATCCCGCCTATGCTGACAAGATCGATATCTCCTGCGCTCCCCTTAAAGGTGCCGGCAGTAGTCACACTACCAACAATAGAGCCATCGGAAGTTTGTAGTTTATCGACTACGAAGTTGTTAGTTCCCGTAGCTATATGCGACCACACAACATAAAGATGAAGACCGTCACTCGAAACTATCAGAGCGCCCGGCTGAAAAGTGTCAGTATTGTGAACCAGAACTGACCATACCACAGAATTCGTTGCACGATCAAATTTAACAATTCTAGCTTCTTCAGGAGGCCCGAGGTTGTCGGAGTAGAATCCCCAATAGGCGCTCGTATCTGTAGGGGAAAACACAATTTTGCTATTGAATGTATCTGAAGGTTGAGGGGTAAAGGGCAGAGCAAAACTGCCATGATTGACTACGGCATAACCGCTGGTAGGAACGATATCCAGATGATCTACATAAATACCGGGACTTACAGCACTACTATCTACCGTAACGGTTTCTGTAACGGGAGTAGTGCCAGAAGTCGGAGCAACGGAATCCCAAGATTGCGATACAGAGGCCGTATAAGGAACTTCAAAGTTGGGGGAATCACTCGAAGTTACAGCAACCGTCTTATTAGACGGATTGGGAGGTCCAATTGTAAAACTCAATGATGATGGATTTCCCTCTAAGTTTATCATGCCGTTGCCTGCTGACTCGCATTGAAGATGGTTGCACTTCCGATTTGAAGATAGCGAAACTGACTGAGTATATTCTGAGCAATTCCCTCACCGGTCACAAAAGGAATTGAGTCAAGTAGTAAGTTTCCCTGACCATCCCATATGGTCGCTACCCAGTATTCTGCGATTTCGTTATATCGCAGCGCTAGTCTAAGAGGTACTGACTGACCTCCGACATTCACAGAAACGTTCCATACTTGATTGGGCGAGCTATCGAGAGGGATATTCTGCACTGGTCCCGCTAATTGACCGGGCAATGGTACATAGTGATCGCCTCCTGGAGGCGAAGGGAAATTCGGTGGAGGCGGAACTGGGGCAGCGACGGGTATCCCTATGCCGAAGGTCTCTCCGATTAAAGCAACGGGTGAAGTTATAAATGCAAGAGCAACAGGCTCGCCGATAATAGCGCCTGTAGCCGGGCCGCCCATGCCACTAAAACCCTGAGTACCATTGCCTACAGCATTTGAGATGATTCCCGTACGCTGAACAATTCGAACAGAGAAATTTCCCGTATCACAGATATAGAGATTATTGTAGTTGTCGAATGCTGAAAAGTAGGGAAGACTACCGCTTGGGGTAGGTCCTGAGCTATTCCCTAATTTGGCAGCTGTAGCTTGTCCTCCGTTCCCTGAGTAACCTGAGACCCCGGGAGTACCTGCCACAGTTTTTATATCTGAGGCAGCTATGGCAGTATTGAAGAATGTTTGTGCCGCTTGCTTATTTACCATCCGAACAACTACATTGAATGTATCTGTCAAACATTGGTTACCAAATGAGTCGTAACTTATGCCCAAGGGTCTATTAAGCTCAGTAAAGGTTGGTGGAATAGTACCATCACCCGCAAATCCTTGTGTGCCATTGCCGATGTTGGTAGTTATCTGCCCGTTGGTTGCAACCATTCTCACTCGTTGATTAGCTTGATCAGAAATGTAGAGCTGACCACCCGAGTCTAATGTTATGCCATAAGGCCCATTCAGTTTAGCTAATATTGCTGCGGCACCGTCTCCTGAAAAACCGCTTACTCCCTTTGTTCCTGCAACTACCGCAATATCTCCGGAGGCTATACTAACGCCCAAGATGGTCTGAGTAGTCGCTTGACGATTCACAGCAAGAACAACACTGTCACCTACATCGCTGATATAGAGATTGCCTGCTTTATCGAGCGCCACATAATAGGGAGTGTGAAAGGCGTAACCTAACGCCCCTGACCCGCCTCCCCCAGCAATTCTAGTAACAGTCTTGGTCGTATCATTCAGCATGAAGATAACACCGGTAGCGGGACTTCCAGCTGATTGATCGACCACGAAGACGTTCCCAGAGCTATCCGCAGTAATTCCCCAGTTAGCTACAAAGAACCCATTGACATTAAAAACAGGGTCGGTAGAGTTGAGCGTAGGTCTTGTGATGACTCCAGCTGAGTCTACACGTAATAGCCCGTTTACTAGGTCAGAAATCCAATACGGGTCTTGTGTTAGATTTGTTGCTGATCCGCTATCACCTGAATAACCGGGTGTACCAGCGGGGCTCCCAGCAACAACTGAGTAATTACCCGAGGAATCAAGGGTATGAACCCAACCTCTGCCACCCCCGGCGAACCCAACATCACAGACGTATAGATTGCCTATATTATCTGGAGCACAAGCCCAAGCGTCAGTAATTCCCTCACCAGAATTAGTGATGAGAGTGTCAATGTTTCCTGAAGCTATAGTTTTCCCGCAGACAGTTTTCGGGCTACCTGAGAGATTGATAGCTCTGATCGCACCTGGATGATTGCCATTTTTGCCTAAACACAGGATGTAGAGAACTCCATTATTGTCGAGAGACAAACCAAGCGGAGCATCAAGAGAGGCTGCGCTAGCCGGCCCGCCGTCACCCGTATTGGCTGCCGTTCCAGTTCCCGCTATTTTGGTAGCTACACCGCTCGGGTCAGTTTTCCAGATGTCATTCCCGTGTCCTGTGTTATCTCCTTCCTCGCCGGCATAAATATTCCCTAGGGCATCTACAGCTATTGAGTAATCTGACTTAAATCCTTGTCCCGTATTAAATCCAGCCACCTCAGCGGCAAATCCAACTGCGATATTGATGCCGCACACATTGATCGGAACATTTTTCATGTTCACACAAACAATGGTTTGAAAGTTGGGCATACCGAGATAAAGATTGCCGTCAAGCCCAGCTTTCACAGTATAGAGCTGAGTGCCTAAATTCCAGTTAGTGGCTATATCATTTGGGCCTACCCCCGTACCACCTCCTGCAATTCTTACGGTAGTTCCGTCGATGATATTTATTTGCCAGAGTATGCCCGTTGCTTGATCCGCAACATATACGAGATGGTCGCCCAGAATAGTTACGCCCCAAACACCGCTGAAAGCAGACCCGGGCGGATTCTGGATGTCGGCATAACTAAAAGTTGTACCATTTCTTGATCTCCTGAATCAGGTACGGCTCATCATCAGACTTGAACGCCAGGAAGGACAGCACTTCTTCAGGCGGATATTTCCTCGCCAACTGGCCGAATGCAGCCTCAAGAAAAGATGTTGCATATCCTTCCGTGCCGTCAAGGTCAATCAGCAACGTACCTCCCTCAGCACGAACGTGTTCATAGGCAGGGAGCAACAGCGTTTCCAGAAATTCCTCACCTGAGGAATCGCCTTCGGCCTTAGCACGGGGGCCTGGGGTATCCGAGAACTCTTTCGCAATTGAAATTCTTTGTAGTGTGGCTGGCATAACAGATTCCTTTAAACTAACTCGATCTCCCAATACAGCACTGTTCCTCGAAATGACTCTTTAAGCATCCGATATTCACTCACGGCAACATTGCAGTAAACGTCATTCGCAACCAAGGGACCAATGGTATGAATATTGTTGTTTGTATCTACGAAGCGAATTAGGCTATTCCTACTGTCCCCAAAAACATACTTCAAAGTTACGGGATTACCACTT